AAGTGTTCCTTTAGTGGTCTTACTGAGTCTTCCTCGTTCTCAGAACAAGCCAGTGAATCCAACTTCTCCCTTAGAGGAATTCAACGACTTAGCGAGTACCAAGAACTCATTGAGAGTTGGATAATAACCAGTCATTCATACGAGAGATTGTTATGTGCTGACTGGGATAGGAAGAAGCATTTTGTATACATGGATCCACCATATGATATTAAAGATAATCTATATGGTAAGAAGGGTGCAATGCACAAGAGATTTGATCATGATAAGTTCGCTAAGGACTGTGATGAGTATACTTCCAACATGCTAATATCTTATAACTCTGACCAAATTGTGAAGGATCGCTTTAAAGAGTGGACAGCTGCTGAATTTGCACATACATACACTATGCGGTCAGTTGGCTGCTATAATACAGATCAAGCAAGCAGGAAGGAGTTAGTCCTTTTGAACTATGAAAATTGAAGTTAAACTCTACGTAGCAGGTACACAGTTTACAGAGACTGTTATTGCTAGAAACTACGAGGAAGCTAGGCAAGTAGCATTGGCTAGGAATCCTAATGCTAGAGTTATTAGTGTTAATGCTGTATTCAAATGACTAGACCAGAACCACCTTATGCTAACGGATCTCTTTCAGTGGTAGTTCCAATGGAAGATATGACACAAATTCTTACTCAACTGTGGAAGTCTCGTCAGACTGAACCTAAGGTTGGTGAGTTGTATGAAAAATATAAGAGATTGATACCCGAAGAATAACTAACCACCGAGGTAAATATGCGATTAGGAGTAATGTGTTCTGGAGAAGGAACTAACTTCGAGAACATAATAAGATATCCTCAAATGAAACATGAGATTGTGTTGATGATACACAATACTAAACAGTGTGGTGCTGTAGCGAGAGCAGCAAAGTTTGGAATTCCTCACGTAAGGATCGCACACAAAGATGAAGATCAAATGATTCAACTCTTTAAAGCATGGAGAGTTGATCTTGTTGTATTAGCAGGGTACATGAGAGTACTTAAGAAACCATCTGAGTTCCCATGTCCTATTATAAATGTACATCCATCATTACTTCCTAAGTACAAGGGTTTACATGCAGTAGAACAAGCATTAGAATCAGGTGATACAGAAACAGGATGTACTGTCCACTATGTTAATGAAGAACTTGACGGTGGTGATATAATAGATCAATCAAGGGTTCCTATTTGTAGTGATGATACGGTTGAGACCTTGACTCAACGTATTCAACGAGCAGAGTATAGACTGCTCCCTTTAGTTATTAATGATTTAGCAAATGAGCAAACCGAAACTAGGAGACTGGTTAGACTCCATTAATCAGACCAAAGTAAATATGATGGAAAAGGATCCTTCTTTAGAGAAGTCCTATCCTCAATGGATTGTTAATAAAGCATTATCAAATTTTACTGATAGTATTTTATGGGCAAATGAAATGAATTTACGTTGGCAATTAGATAAGCGTTTGCAATATGACTTTTATATAAATATTCTAAGACCGAGAAGAAGATTTTCTCCTTGGACTAAAAAGGAGTCCATTGAATATCTTGAGGACATCAAAGAGTATTATGGGTATAGTTATACCAAATCTCTAGCAGTTCTTAGGATTCTTTCCAAAGACGACCTTGAAAAAATCAGAAAATTATTGCATAAAGGTGGTATAGGATGAATGATAATGAAGTTCAGTGGAAACAGACTGACATGATTGAAGTGGTTCTTAAGGAACCAGATGATTTCTTAAAGGTTAGAGAAACTCTTACAAGAATTGGAGTAGCATCTAGGAAAGAGAGAAAGATATATCAGTCTTGTCACATCTTGCATAAGCAAGGAAAGTATTACATAGTTCACTTCAAGGAACTCTTCGCACTTGATGGTAAGAACACAAACATCACAGAGAATGATGTACAGAGAAGGAATAGGATCTCTCAGCTTCTATCTGATTGGGGTCTAGTTAGTATTGTAGATCCTGATGGTGTAGGAGAACTTGCACCTTTGAATCAGATTAAAGTTATCTCTTTTAAAGAGAAAGGAGAGTGGACTCTAGAGTCCAAGTATAATATTGGTAAGAAGAAATCGTAAGATCCGAACTCTTTAATTCGGTTAGTACCATTGCGTTTTTCCAGTCTTGTGGTATAATTAGTAGTGTGATGCCTTAGGGGTCACATCAACTAAGTCGCTCAAGGAGGACACAATGCAAAACGCAAGCACACTTACACTTTTTGATAAGTTTACACCTTTCTCATTAGGTTTTGATGATACATTCAACAAACTCGCACAACTCGAAAGATCATCTAGCAATTACCCACCTTACAACATTGTTCGTGGACATAATGGTCGAACCATATTGGAAGTCGCTCTTGCTGGATTTTCAAAAGACGATATCGAAGTCACAACAGAAGAAAACACCTTAACAGTATCAACTAGACCTGACTTTAGTAAGAACTGTGAACACGTTGCTGACGATGATAGGAAGTATATTCATAAAGGTATTGCTAGTAGAATATTTACTAGAACATGGGAGATATCAGAGAAGCTTAAGGTAGAGAGCATTCGATTTGAGGATGGATTGTTGAAAGTAGTACTTCAAAAAGTATTAGCAGAACATGAGATGAAGAAGGTTTGGTTTGGTTATGATCATGATGGAAGTCCGAGTCCTACGAAAATGGTAGGTGGTAAAAAAGAAGAAAAGAAACCTGAGAACAAGTTTTCAGGTTATAACATGGATTAAACCACATCACGAACTGCACAAGGGAGCTTGACTTTTGTCGGGTTCCCTTTTATAATGTCCTTATGAGTATCAAGATAGTACACCTCGCTAGTGGGGAACGATTCATTGCTGATGTATATGAATGCAGAAGCCGTCCATCTGATGATGTAGTCGGTTATGCTGTTGTACATCCTCAGATATTCAATGCACAGAAGGTAGTAGCATCTGCAACTGTATCCTCAACTAATGAACCTGAGTTTAAAGTTGTGTTTACTCCTTGGAATCCATTCGTTAAGCACCAGCATTTTAAATTTAATGCTTATGCTATAATGACTATTAGTGATGCACGAGAAGACATTGAAGAGATTTATCGAAGTGAATTCTTTGTGGAGAACTATGAATTTAAAGAAGAACTATTAGAACTATTATACTATGACCATCCAACTAGTTAGAATGAAGTATTCTAATGAGCAAGTCATCGCTGATGTCGGTGAAGTGTTTCAGAATGAAGAATCAAAGGAGAATGGAGATCGTCCTCTATGCTTACAATTTACAAATCCATACACACTTCATATTGTTAACGAGACTGAAGACGGATACAATGTTACTTTTAAAAAGTGGAATCCATTTTCAGATGATCTAGCATATAATATTGGGTTTGATCTAGTGGGTATAATTAGTAATGCTAAACCTGCTGTTCAAACAGCATATCAGGAAAAAGTTACCGTAGACACTACACCAAATGAAGAAGCTACTAAAGATACAGCAGGAACCGAAGTGGATCCTGTCACAAGTTGATCAAGTTGATACTGCTGAGTATGGTGAACCAGATTGTATTCTAGTTAACCCAGTTACATTAGATGGTATTCCTTGGCCACCACATTCAGCAGACAAAGAAGTATTAGTACGATCAACTGATATAATTGTTATGGTCGATCCGTCAGATGACGTTTTAAATTCAACAGAGGCAAAGGAACTACTGAACGAATGAAATTTTACACCAACGTAGAACAAGCTGGTAATAGAATTTTTGTACGTGGTTATGAAGGTGGGTATAAGTTTAAGGATAAGGTTAATTTTGACCCGACCTTGTACATGCCCACCTCTAATTTTTCTGAGTGGCGTACACTTGATGGTCATTGTGTAGAACCAATGAAGCAGGGTAGTATTAGTGAGGCTAAGGAGACGGTAAAGAGGTATCGTGACGTTGCTAATATGGAAGTGTATGGTAACACCAGATACCTATATCAATACATTGCTGATGAGTATCCTGAGGATCAACTTAAGTTTGATCCAAAATTAATACGGGTATTCAATATCGATATCGAGACTTCTGCTGAGAATGGGTTCCCAGATATACAGTCAGCAGATCAGGAGATACTAGCGATCAGTGTTAAGGATTCTTATACTGGTCGCATTACTGTCTTTGGGGCTAGGGAGTTTGATAACTCTGCTGATGATGTAGATTATCTACACTTCACCAGAGAGGAAGCAATGCTTAAAGCATTCCTGAAGTACTGGATGGAAAATTATCCTGATGTAATTACAGGTTGGAACGTACAACTTTTTGATATACCTTATATTGTTAACCGTTTTAATAGATTACTTGGTGAGGCATTTACTCGTTACCTCAGTCCTTATAAACTGATTTCTACTCGTGAGATTTACATCAAGGGAAGAAGTCAAATTGCTTGTGATCTAAGAGGAATTTCTACTTTAGATTATCTTGAATTGTATCGTAAGTTTACTTACACAAACCAAGAGTCTTATAGGTTAGATCATATATGCATGGTTGAACTTGGTGAAAGGAAGTTAGACCACTCTGAGTTTGATACATTCAAAGAGTTCTATGAGAAGGACTGGCAGAAGTTTATTGAGTACAACATTCATGACGTTAGGTTAGTAGATAAACTTGATGATAAAATGAAGTTGCTTGATCTAGCATTCACAATGGCTTATGATGCTAAGGTCAACTACGAGGATGTATTCTCACAAGTACGCATGTGGGACAACTACATATATTGTGAATTACTTAAACGTAAGATTGCAATTCCTCCTAAGAAGGAGGCGACTAAAAACGCTAAGTACGCAGGAGCTTATGTCAAGGAACCGAAACCAGGACGCTATGATTGGGTTGTTAATTTTGACCTCAATAGCCTCTATCCTCATCTTATTATGCAGTATAACATCTCCCCCGAAACACTCTGGGAGACTAGACACGCCAGTGCAAGCGTTGAAGGGTTTTTAAATAAGACAGTAGAGATAGATCAACAGTTCTCAACTTGTGCTAATGGAGCACAGTACAGGAAGGACGTGCAGGGATTCTTGCCTTTAATGATGCAGAAGATGTATGACTCTAGGGTCACATTCAAGAAGAAAATGATTGAGGCAATGAAAGAGTATGAGAAGAAACCAACAACCAAACTTAAGAATGAAATTGCTAGATGTAATAACATTCAAATGGCTAAGAAGATCTCACTTAATAGTGCTTATGGGGCTATTGGTAACGAGCATTTTCGGTATTATAGGTTGGAGAATGCTGAAGCTATTACTTTATCTGGTCAGGTTTCTATCCGATGGATAGAGAACAAGATGAACGGTTACCTAAATAAACTACTCTCGACAGAAAAAACAGATTACGTCATTGCATCAGACACCGACTCAATATATCTTAATCTTGGACCTGTTGTTGATAAATTTTTTGGTAGTAAGTCTAGCGATAAGAATAAAATTGTTGAACTACTTGATAAGATCTGCAAAGATAAACTCGAACCGTTTATTGATGCGTCCTATCAGGAGTTGGCATCGTATGTTAATGCGTATGATCAGAAGATGATCATGAAGCGAGAGAACATCGCTGACAGGGGTATATGGACTGCTAAGAAGAGATACATACTTAACGTATGGGACTCAGAAGGAGTAAGATATAAAGAACCCAAGATGAAGATCATGGGATTAGAAACTGCTAGGTCATCAACACCTGCATATTTTAGGGACAAGTTATATGAAGCTTTTAAGATTATTATCAGCAAAACAAATGATGAACTTATCGATTTTATCGATGATGTCCGAGCAGCAACAAAGGAGCAACCATACGAAGACATTGCCTTCCCAAGAGGATGTAACGGACTTGAAAAATACTTTTCAAGAACCAACATCTATTCAAAAGGAACGCCCATCCACGTAAGAGGAGCACTTTTATACAATCATTATGTTAATAAGAATAAGGTGACCAACAAGTATCCTATTATTCAGGAGGGTGAGAAGATCAAGTTCATTTACTTGAAGACACCTAACCCATTGAGGGAAGATTGTATTTCATTCTTTAGTCAGATTCCAAAGGAGTTTGGTATGGAGAAATACATTGATCACAAGAAACAATTTGAAAAGAGTTTCTTAAAACCACTAGAAAATGTGCTAGAATGCATTGGGTGGAATAGTAAAAAGGTAATCACTATAGGGAGTTTCTTTGAATGAGTAAAACAGTTTGGACAGTCACATATCAAGACGCTCAAGTAGAGGCACTTGATTCAAATCAAATTAAAGTCTTTGAGGAGAAAGAGACAGCAGGTGCATATGCTCAGCTGTTGTCTAAAACCCATGACTATGTTAGAATGTACGAAAGCGAGGTAACTGATAGATGGGTTTCTTAGATACAGTAATAAAAGAAAGTGGGAATGAGTTTGCTAGTAGGGTCAGTGACGGAGTGGCTGCAGGAGATACATCCAGTTTTGTCGATACTGGCTCTTTTATTTTCAATGCTGTCGTTAGTGGTTCTCTATTCGGAGGTATCCCTTCAAATAAAGTCACAGCACTTGCTGGAGAGTCATCAACAGGAAAAACTTTCTTTGCCCTCTCTGTTGTACGTAACTTTCTTAATCAGCATAGCAACAGTGGCGTTATTTATTTCGAGTCTGAGTCTGCTATCTCAAAGGATATGATTGAGAGTAGGGGAATAGATTCTAATCGTATGATAATCTTTCCTGTAGCAACTATAGAAGATTTCAGGACACAGGCTACTAGGATATTAGACAAGTATCTGAAGCAACCAAAAGAAGAACGAGAACCAATGATGTTTGTTCTTGATTCTCTTGGTATGCTGAGTACATCAAAAGAGATGGAAGATGTTGCTAACGATAAGCAAGTTAGGGACATGACCAAATCACAATTAATTAAAGGTGCTTTCAGGGTATTGACCTTGAAACTAGGACAGGCACAAGTTCCTATGATTGTTACGAATCACACATATGATGTGATCGGATCCTATGTGCCACAAAAAGAAATGGGCGGTGGTGCTGGACTAAAGTATGCAGCATCGACTATAATATACTTATCAAAATCAAAAGAGAAAGAAGGCACAGACTTGGTGGGTAACATCATCAAGTGTGAAGCAAAGAAATCTCGTTTATCTAAGGAGGGTTCTAAAGTTGCAACTAGGTTATACTTTGATGAACGTGGACTGGACAAGTACTACGGACTCCTTGAACTTGGTGAAAAATACAACGTCTTTACAAGGGTGGGCAACCGTATCACCGTGGGTGGTAGTAATGTTTATCCTAAGTCTATACTCAGTGATCCTGAGAAATACTTCACAGACGAAGTAATGGCTAAACTAGAAGAAGCAGCAAGGACGGAGTATAGTTATGGCAACTGAGAGAATCGAAGATTCAATTCTTCGTAATCTCATATGCAATGAAGACTACTATAGGAAAGTAGTACCACATCTTGATGCAGATTATTTTCAGGATCAAGTAGATAAAATTATCTACGAAGAGATTCATGATTTCTCTGGTAAGTATGATAAGAATCCTACCAAGGAAGTTCTTAAAATTAACATAGCACAGAGAACTGATCTTACTGATGAAACATACAAATCATCTGTACAAAGGATTGATCTCTTATCTGATGAGTGGGTTGATCTAGATTGGTTAAATGATAGAACTGAGAAGTGGTGTCAAGAACGTGCTATCTATCTTGCCTTGATGAAATCTATTAAGATTGCTGATGGTGGAGATGAGAAGTTAGACAAGGGTGCTATTCCTACTATCTTACAGGACGCATTAGCAGTTTCATTTGATGAACATATTGGTCATGACTATATTGAATCATTTGAAGAGAGATATGAGTTCTATCATAGAGAAGAAGAGAAGATACCATTTGACTTAGAGAAGTTTAATTACATCACTAAGGGTGGTCTTCCTAATAAGACTCTTAACATAGCACTTGCTGGTACAGGTGTTGGTAAGTCTCTATTCATGTGTCACATGGCTAGTGCTTGCTTGTTGAGAAGTAAGAATGTTCTCTATGTTACGATGGAGATGTCTGAGGAAAAGATTGCAGAGCGTATTGATGCTAACTGTTTGAATGTTAACATCAAAGATATTGTTGATCTACCTCAGATGATGTTTAAATCTAAGATCGCTGATCTTGAGAAGAAGACTAAAGGAAAGATTATCATTAAGGAATATCCTACTGCTTCAGCTCATGCTGGACATTTTAGAGCATTACTTAATGAACTAAAACTTAAGAAATCATTCAAACCTGATATAATCTTTATAGATTACCTTAACATTTGTGCTAGTGTAAGATATAAAGGTCACATTGTTAACTCTTATACTTATGTTAAAGCGATTGCTGAAGAGCTTCGGGGTCTTGCTGTCGAGTTTGACCTACCGATTGTTAGTGCTACTCAAACTACTCGTTCTGGTTTTGGGTCTAGTGATCCTGACCTCACTGACACTTCAGAATCCTTTGGACTCCCTGCTACTGCTGATCTTATGTTCGCTCTCATTTCTAGCGAGGAACTGGAACAGGAAGGTAGAATAATGGTTAAGCAGTTGAAGAACAGGTATAATGATCCTACTTCAAATCGTAAGTTTGTTGTGGGTATAGATAGAGCGAAGATGAAGTTATTTGATGTTGCAGAATCTACTTCTGAAATAATGAATCAGAAGGAAGAAGATCCAGACGTTAATGCTTTTGACGCAATAAAAAACAACCAAGAACGCCTTAGTAAATTCGCTGAATGGAATGTTTAAACACGGAGACATAGTTGAGTTCCGAGGAGATAGAGGTTTCGTTAACTTCTATGATAAACACGCACCATACTTCACATTGTGTGTGAGACAATGGGAAGATCCAGGTAAAATGCATGGCGTAAGTCAATGCAATATCCTAGTGTATCGTACACACTGGGATGAGGTTATAAAGATAGATCCAGCACCTAATGCTGATACCTATCACTCACAAGAACACCGTTATTCAGATCCACAATGACACAATCAGTTGATTATGATAAGTACCTAGAGTTTGTCGATGGTACTACAAGCAACCCATCTAAAAATACAGATGAGTTCATTAAAAGAATTAAAGACTTAGAATCTAAGGGTGTTGATATCCCTAGACTTCTTACTGCTGCTGTTGGTATCAGTGCAGAAGGTGGAGAGTTCACAGAGATAGTAAAGAAGATTGCTTTTCAAGGTAAGGAACTTACAGAAGATACAAAGGTACATCTCATAAAAGAATTGGGTGATGTATTTTGGTATATTGCACAAGCATGTAATGCATTAGGATTAGACTTCCAGACTATAGTAGTTACTAACATGATGAAATTAGCATCACGCTATCCTGGTGGTGAGTTTAATGTATTTCAATCTGAAAACCGTGCTGAAGGAGACATATAATGCATATCATTACATTAATTGTAATCGTTGCTATTGCATCTACAATAATTGTATTGAAGGTATACAACCCTCATTGATCTAAATATACCTAGTACCCTAGGTTGTAATGGCCAAACAAGAATCTTTCGGAACTTTAAATGGTCAGTGGATAACAAGAGCCACTGATATAACCGATTGTCTTATTGGTGAGGGATTTAATTATCTTCATTACGATGTAAAGAAAGCACTAAACCCAGACGAGGTATCCTTAAGGACTAAACTCGTACTGGGTCTTCGTGTTGAGGTTCCAAAAAGTGAGAGATCTAAAGCAACAAAGAATATTGTTGATGCTATAGAGAAAAAATATATAACAGGTTCTTCTCCTAGGCAGAAATATGAAGTTACTCTCAAAGGTAAGGATCCAAACAATCAAACCAAATATAATAATGCAATTGATATTGAGATCAAAGTTGGTAATAAAGAAAAAACATTTCGTATTGATGTAAAACCTAATGATCAAGGTGGTAGTGGAGGAGGATCAGCATCAACTGCTGTTAATGAATGTATGTTTGCAGTGTATGCTGCATTAAGGACTCATGTTTACAGTAAAGATATAGATCCTGAACTAGGTATTGATGAAAAGCATTTAGAACAAGCATATAAACATTGTAAACTTGATAAGAAACTAAAAGATTTATGGGCAGATGGTGTGTGGCATAACTCTCATGCTATTGGAGCAAATATACTTTATAAAAAGGTTATTAGTAAATTTCCTGGTAATGGTAGTAGTGCTGAATTCTGGAGAGGTCTTGGTGGTGACGATAAAGAAATCAAGAAAGCATATGGTAGATTGAATAATAACTTAAAGACTCTTGATGGTGTTACACCATTTACATCAGAAGATAAATGGAACCCTGCTGATATATGGGTTGCTGATAAGAGCTTTGATATAACTCCTCTTAATGATAAGAATGATGCAGGTTCTATTAATAAGTTCTTTGCTGAAGCTTATGATAGTAATAAATTGGTTGGTGTGTCTTTGAAGAAGATGGGTGCAACAGCAAATTTTAAGGTGATGAATGGAGAAACACCTTCTGAGAGAAAGGAGAAAGTTAAAGATATGTTGTGGGCTGATGAAAATAAAAAAGGTGGATATGATTTATTCTTTGAGAATAGAGGTAATACACCTATAGATGCTTACTTATACTATGGTAGTGGTGACTATGATAAGTTTCAGTTGAGAAACTTTGGAGGTAAGAAAGCATCATGGCAGATAGAATTGAAAGGAGCAACAGCAGCACATGGTCGTTGTGGTGGTGGACAGGTTGCACAGTTAGTTAATGCATATAATAAGGGATCATTTCCTTGGAGTAATGATTCTCTATATTCTCAATGCTCAAAGACTTCTGGTGATAAATTGAAGATCACTAATGAGATTGTTGATCTGTTGATTGACTTTGATGCAAAGAATATTAAGAAAGGTATTGATGTTAAAAAAGATAGAGATCAGTACGTAGGGTTGGTAGCAAATAAACCACAGGAGTGGAGGTATAGTAAGTTGAATGGTCTTAGGTTATTAAAAGCATTGAGAGATTCAGCTAAGAAAGGAGTGGCTGATGATATAGTTCAAGCACTCTATCTCTTTGCTAGTTCTCAACTAGACTTCTCCTCTATATTTGTAAAGGTGTATTAATGGCTAACGTAACACAACTAAAACATTTAGAACACCTTGAGGATGAGATGCTCAACTATGGAGTTGAGGGATGTAAGGCTGCTGTTAGTTTCTTACAGGAACTAAGAAAGATGCTTGGTTGTGATAGTAGTTCAGGTTATATGCAAACCAAATGGGATGGTGCTCCTTCTATTATCTGTGGTATAGATCCTTTATCAGAACTATTCTTTGTTGGAACTAAGTCAGTATTCAATAAAGATGAACCAAAGATAGCATACACTGCTAATGCAATAGACATGTATTATGGTCACTCTGCTGATCTTGCAGAGAAATTGAAATGGGCATTGAGATACTTTCCTTCACTTGGTATTACAGGTGTTATTCAAGGAGATCTTCTATACACCAAACCAGATATAAAAACTGAAACAGTGCATGGCGAGAAACTCTATACCTTCAAACCTAATACTATAACGTATGGTATACCTACAGACCATGAGATTGGTAAGCAGGTTAGTACATCACAGATTGGTGTAGTATTTCATACTCATTATCGTGGTTTAGAGGTTCCAGATATGCAAGCAATGGCTGGTGCTGGTCAGAAGTTAAAAAGTTCTTCTGATGTATTGAATGTTGATAATGATACTCCTATGGATAAAGTTGGACTGAATCATACAGAGGAAGTTAAGTTTGATAATATGGTTAAGTCTATAGAAAGGGAGTGTATGAAGTGTGGTGATTTCTTGGATGAATTGGTAGGACTTAAAGGTACTAAGGGTGATGCTAAGTGGCATGTGTCTTCATACCTTAAGCAGTTCTTTAATGATCAAATTAAGAAACAGAATACTATATCAAATCCAACTAAAGCACTTGAAGATCTGACTAACTTCTATCATAGTAAGGTTAAACCTGCTGCTGATAAATTAAAGACACCTGCTGCACAGGTGCAGAAGAAAACATTGATCTATGATAGTGAGAACTATCTTATAAACAATGCTGATAAGTTTAAAGCAATGTTAAACCTATACAAGGAGTTGCAAGAGATTAAGCAGTTTGTTATTAATAAATTAGATCACCTTGAGAAGTTTAGGACATTTGTTAAGACTGATAAGGGATATAAGGCAACTGGACCAGAGGGATATGTTCTACATAAGGATGGAGACATGATTAAATTTGTTAACCGTCTTGAGTTCTCTTACAATAACTTCACTGTAGCAAAGTCATGGCGTTAGAAACTAAACGATGTTACTTTACATTTGGTAGGTTCCAGCCACCAACTACAGGACATAGAGATAACTTTAGAGGTGTTGCTCAGGCTGCTGTTGATGGTGACTATAGAATTTACATATCACAGACTGTAGATAAGAAAGGTAATAATCCATTACCACCTGATGTGAAATTAGCATTTATGAATAAGATGTTCCCTGAACATAAGGGACATATCTATAGTGGTCCTAGGGAACCTGTTTCTATAATGCAAGACTTAATGATGTCTGGATATGATGAGGTTATATTCCTTGTAGGATCTGATCGTGTAGGTGCTATGCAGTTCCTACATAAATATAATGGTAAGGACTTCAAGTTTCGTAAGATCGAAATAAAATCCTCAGGTAGTAGAGATGCAGATGGTGATACCTTTGCAGTATCTGGTACTAAAATGAGAAGAGCATCATTTGCTAATGACTTTAAATCATTTCGTGCTGGTATACCAAAATCTCTAAGTGATAATGACTGTAAGAAACTTATGGCTGTTATCAAAGCAAACCTTCCAACAAATTATAAATGAAAACTTTTAGAGATCTAAAAGAACAAGCGATAAGACAAAACTTCCGAAGGAAAGAAGTCTTTGTTGAGGGGCAGATTGTAATGAATAGTCAGACTGGTGTTAAAGGAGAGATTATCCGCACTGGTCCTAACTATGTAATCTGTGTTACCGAGTCAGGAGATATGTTTCGTGCGTGGGTACGTGACATAAGAGAAGTCAATGAAAGTATAAATAAACCCAGAAGAACAACCTTTTTTACTCATGGACAAGCAACCACCATCAACATCCGTTCGACATAACGATGACTTTTCTAAGTCTTTAATTGAATCCTATGCTAATTGGATGAGTGGAGAAGGATTCCAGCAGAGCACTATTCAAGAGAATATTCCTGCTGAACAGAAGCAAGGTGGAACTAGTGGTGAAGGAACTGTCCAGACACCTATTGGTTCTTACGAGAAACCATCTTTTGATACAAAGGCAATCCCTGTTATTGATAAGGATGTAAATCCTGATGATTTTTCTAAGAAGGATCCTAAAGCAAATGCTGGTGCTCCTGATGGAACTAAGATCAAGCAGTCACATGGTGCTGAGATAAAGGATGTTACTAAGGTTCCTGCTGCTATTGCTAGAGAAGAGGTTGAGCCTAAAGCAACTAAAGAAGAACTAGAAGCTAAGTTAGATTCTATTCTTACACAACTTAGTGAGTTAACTGAGTCAACATATACAGTAACTCATGAGAAGTGGGAGAAAGTAGAGAAGACAGAAGAAGAAATAAAGGAAGAGAAGGATGCTAAGAAGAAGGCTGTGAAAAAGATCATGGCTTATGCTTCAAAAAAGTAAAACGGTCTTGTTCTGAAGAGGCTAAGGCCAAGTCCAAAAAGAAAAAGCCTGCTGTAGAAGTCATGCCTGATTTGGATGATGGTAAAGATCAAAAGAATCCAAAGAAAAAGCCTGATATCTATGTAAAAGATACAACTAATATAGGATAATGCCTACTGATCCTTGGTTTGATAATCCATTAGATAAGATGCCAATAGCAACAAACGATGATACCAAGTACTCATCAAGACATGAGTCAACACCTGACTTTGAGAAGGAAGCAGAGGAAGTAGTTACTATGCATGAGAAGATGTATAGGATTGCTACAGCAAAATACAATCCATTTTCAATAGGTGGAACTGAGAGTATAACTGATAAATAAGTTAATTACTTATTCATCATGTCACATTTACCAAAGGAGGTAGTCCTTGAAGCACTGAGGTGCTGTAGGGATGTATACCCACACAAACAAGACTTTCTCGTCAGTAGGAAGTGTGAAGGACACACCATCCTTGCTGTTGAAGGAACAAATGAAACAACAGATTGGATTACTAATCTAAAGTTTCTTATTAAACGTGACGATTGTCACAGAGGATTCAAGAACAATGCTAACAGGACACTAGCAGAACTAGTGGTAGCATATGAGGGATTGGATCCTAAGAGAACACTTGTTATTGCAGGTCATTCTCTTGGTGGAGCTACCGCAACATTAATTGCAGACTTGTTATGGGAGTCAGGCAATAAGAATATTGC